ATATTTTCCAGAAATTGTTGAAAAAACTTTGACATTGGAAAATATTATTAGTAAAATTGATACTATACAAAACGAAAGAAAAAATAGATTGAAAACATTAGATAATATATTAAATAGGGTTACTGTTGGGGTACAAGGTAAAGATATTTACGATATCAACGAAAAGTTAATCAATCTTAAAAATCCATTACTAACTGAGTCTTCAAAAGAAGAATTAGATTATTTATTTGAAGCCACTATTGATCCAGAGGATAGAGAAGTAAAAAATGTAATTAATATGATGATTGAAGATGGTTTAATGATGGCGTTACCAGGAGGAAGAGATGGGTATATAAACTTTTTACAACCATTCCTAAGAATTATAAAAAAAGAGAAAAATTATTATTTAAAAACAAAAAAAGAGAAAGATGAAAAAAGTGTATAAAACATTTCCGTATGAATTTTTATTTCTAATAAACGGGAACCCAATTGTAGGTAGGAATTTTCCTATATATAATTTTAATAAAAATTCCTTATCTTCAATAGAGTTAAAAGAGTTAATAGACGATTGTGTGGATATTCTTAAGACACATTTTAAAAATAAAACATATGATTATATGTACAAATATTATAACCCATATTTTTATACTACTGCTGAAGATAATACCTCTGATAGTTATGAACCAAAGGATATTTACGAGGAAGAAGACTTTTTCACTTTTCAGATTTTACATAAGAAAAAAATTGTTGGCGAAAAGATTTTTACTGGTAATGACTTCCCCCCAAAAGTAAGATATGATGTAGATATAAGAAAAATTTTACCTAAAATCATTGATCAAATTCAACAGGGGTTAAGTCAGAAAAATTATACAAAAAAATATGGCGATTATGACTTAGACTGCATATTTATTAATAAGTCAAATTAAAAAAGTTATGGATAGAAAGGAAGTTAAAAATTTAGGGTATCTGGGATACACTTTTCAAGTAAAATTAGTTAAACAAATGATTGAAGACACAAAGTTTTCAGAAAGTATAATGGAAATTATGTCCCCTAATTATTTTGATAATGAGTATATCAGATTAATCATTGCTAGTATTAAAGACTACAATGAAAATTATGAATCCATACCATCATATGATACTATCAACCAAATAATAAAAGCTGAAGTAAGAAGAGAAATTGCTAGGGCTTCTGCATTGGAAATGGTTAAAGAAATCCAAGAATCTGACAGTAAAGATTGCTTACACACACAAGAAGTTGCCATTAAGTTCTGCAAACAACAAGAACTTAAGAAGGCCAATCAAAAGATTCAAAAAATTCTAGATAGTGGAGATTTTGATAGATATGATGAATGTGAAGAAATTTTAAAAAATGCTTTAAATGTTGGTGAGATTAGTGATGTTGGAATAGATGTTTTTCACGCTATAGAGGACGTATTAAGTGATGATTTTAGATTACCAATACAAACTGGTATTGTAGGTTTGGATAATCTTATGGATGGTGGTCTATCTAAAGGTGAACTTGGTGTTATATTGGCCCCGTTTGGTGTTGGTAAAACAACATTGGTAACTAGAATGGCTAATACTGCTTATAATTTAGGATATAACGTAGTCCAAATCTTCTTTGAAGATAACCCTAAAGTTATTCAGAGAAAACATTTAACTTGTTGGACTGAAATACCTTTAAGTGATTTGTCAGAAAATAAAGAAGAGGTAAAAAAGGTATTACCTAAACTTAAGAACAAAGATGGTAATCTTATTTTAAAGAAGATGGCTAGTGATGGTACTACAATACCTCAGATTAGACAATATTTAAGGAAATTAACATCTAATGGTATGAAACCCGACATAGTTTTTGTAGATTATATTGATTGTATCGCTCCCACCAAACAATTTAAAGATGAATGGTCAGGTGAAGGTAATGTTATGAGACAATTTGAAACTATGATATCAGAACTGGATATTGTTGGATGGACTGCGATACAAGGAAATAGAAGTTCTATTGGGGCTAATGTTGTACAAGCGGACATGATTGGAGGATCAATTAAAAAGGGACAGATTGGACATTTTATTGTTTCAGTGGCTAAAACGTTAGAACAAAAAGAAGAGGGTAGAGCGACTATGGCTATTCTTAAATCTAGATTCGGTAAGGATGGTGTTATATTTGAAGATATTTTATTTGACAATGGAACACTTGTAATTGATACTAATGATTCTAGTGATGTTTCTTTCTTAGACTTTGAAAAAGGTACTAAGAAGAAAGATTCTAATTTTATATCGGAAGTTATAAAGAAAAACAGAGAGACTTCAGGAGGAGGATAACTTAATTAAGTTATTTAAGTGTGAAAAACGATTTAAGAAAATAAATCGTTAAGGGAATACTCACCTTAAGATCTAAATAAATTAATAAAAAAATAATAAAATATGGATGTAACAAACAAAATATTATCAGACATTACAGTGTATATGAAATACGCTAAATACGTTCCAGAATTAAATAGAAGAGAGACGTGGGAAGAGTTGGTTACTAGGAATAGGAATATGCACCTTAAGAGGTATCCCGACCTAAAAGATGAGATAGAAGAGAAATATAAATTCGTATATGAAAAAAAGGTATTACCATCAATGAGGTCGATGCAATTTGCTGGAAAACCAATTGAGATATCACCTAATAGGGTATATAATTGTGCGTTTTTACCAATAGATCATGTTGATTCGTTTAGTGAAACTATGTTTTTATTACTTGGTGGTACAGGTGTAGGGTATTCAGTACAAAAACATCATGTAGAGAAATTACCACCGATAAATAAACCATACTCTAAAAGAAAAAGAAGATTTTTAATTGGTGATTCTATTGAAGGTTGGTCTGATGCAATAAAAGTACTTATGAAATCTTATATAGGAGATAAAAGAAGTTCTAAAATAGATTTTGATTTTTCAGATATTAGACCAAAAGGGGCTAGATTAGTTACTTCTGGTGGTAAAGCACCAGGACCACAACCATTAAAAGAGTGTGTGGTTAAAATAACAGGTATTTTAGAAAATAAAACAGATGGAGAATCTTTAACTACTACAGAAACACATGATATTGTTTGTCATATTGCAGATGCAGTATTGGCTGGAGGAATTCGTAGAGCGGCACTCATATCTTTATTTAGTGCGGATGATATAGAAATGATATCTTGTAAATCTGGAAAATGGTGGGAAAATAACCCACAAAGAGGTAGAGCAAATAACTCAGCGGTACTTATTAGACATAAGATAACTAAACAATTCTTTATGGATTTATGGAAAAGGATTGAGTTGTCAGGTGCTGGTGAACCAGGAATTTATTTATCAAACGATAAAGAATGGGGTACTAATCCTTGTTGTGAAATTGCATTAAGACCATTTCAATTCTGTAATTTATGTGAAGTTAATGTATCAAACATAGAATCACAAGAAGATTTGAATGAAAGAGTTAAAGCCGCTGCGTTCATAGGGACGTTACAAGCTGGTTACACAGACTTTCATTACCTAAGAGAAGTATGGCAAGAAACTACAGAGAAAGACGCTCTAATAGGTGTTTCTATGACTGGTATAGGTAGTGGTGTTGTGTTAGGTTATGATTTAGAAAAAGCTGCCGATATTGTAAAAAGAGAAAATAGTAGAGTTGCTAGAATAATAGACATTAAAAAGAGTTCTAGGTGTACCACAGTTAAACCTGCTGGAACGACATCGTTAACTTTAGGAACTTCTTCAGGTATACATGCTTGGCACAATGATTATTATATTAGAAGAATTAGAGTTGGTAAAAACGAATCAATATATAGATATTTAGTTAGTAACCATCCAGAATTATTGGAAGACGATTATTTTAGGTCACACGACACTGCAATTATAACTATACCACAAAAAGCACCCAAAGGTTCTATATTAAGAACGGAGTCTCCTTTTGATCTTTTAGAGAGAGTTAAAAAAGTAGCCACTGAATGGGTTAGTCCTGGTCATAGATCTGGATCAAATACTCATAATGTTTCTGCAACAATATCTTTAAAAGAAGAAGATTGGGGATTAGCTGGTGAATGGATGTGGGACAATAAAGAACATTATAATGGGTTATCTGTATTACCCTATAATGGTGGTTCATACACACAAGCCCCTTTTGAGGATATTACAGAAGAAGTTTATAATGAAATGGTTAAACATTTAAATAACATAGATCTATCCAAAATAGTGGAAGTTACAGACGAAACCGATTTAAGTGGTGAGTTAGCTTGCGCTGGCGGTGCTTGTGAAATTACATAATTATGTTAGTTAAAGATGATTGGATATATAATTTATATATTAAAGAAACTCAAAACCACACAATAAAACCAATTCCCAAAGAACAACACATAGGTAGAGGTATCTGTTGTGGTAATGGATGTTTACATTGTCCATTTACTCCCAAACACCAAAAAGGTGTTACAAAAATCAAATAATTAAAAGTCAGAGAAATCTGGCTTTTTTTTTTAATTGCACTTTCCTTACAAAAAATAAATAGTAGAATATTTATATATACAAATGGCAAAACAAAGATTTATAAATATTGATTTCCCTTTTAAAGATAGTCCCGAAGGATTTTACTTTAATCTAAATGCAACTGATGCAGACGCTATTAGGGCAGATTTATTACATTTACTATTAACAAACAAGGGAGAAAGGTTATATTTACCTGATTTTGGTAGTGATTTGAAAAAATATATTTTTGAACCAAATGATAGTATTACTCATGAACAAATAAAAGATAATTTGAATGAAACTATTAAAAGGTATATGCCAAATTTAATAATTAACGATATAACATTTAAAAATGATTCTATTGAAGAATTAATAATAGTAGAACTAACATATACAGTAACTGATGGTACTTTTAATAGTACCGATACTGTAACATTAACATTTTAAGATATGGCAACAAAGAAGATTGATTATAATGCTAGAAATTTCGCAGATGTAAGACAACAATTAATAAGTTTTATACAACAATATTATCCAGAGATTTTCTCCGATTTTAATGATGCATCTGTTGGTATGATGTTATTAGAATTAAACGCTGCTGTTGGAGATATGTTATCTTTTCATACGGATAGAATGTTTAATGAAACCCAAATAAGTTACGCACAAGAAAAATCATCACTTTTAGAATTGGCTAGAACTTTTGGATTAAGTGTTCCTGGTAAGAGACCAAGTATTACTATAGTTGATTGGGTGGCTAATAATATTCCAGTAAATGGTGATACATTTGATATTCAATACGCACCTAAGATATTAAAAGGTGGGCAAGCAACTGGTGCTGGTAAAGTATTTGAGTTGTTAGAAGATTGTGATTTTTCATCCCCATTTACCACTGGTGGTATCCCTAATAGACAGATCCTACCACGAATTGATGGGAGTGGACAAATACAAAGTTATAGTATTAAAAAGAGAGAAATTGTTGTTAATGGTTTTACAAAAATTTATAAAAGATTAATTAAAACCGAAGATTATAAACCATTTTTAGAGGTTATATTACCAGAAAATAATGTATTATCTATAGAAAATATTGTAACTATGGAGGGAACAAATTTAACAAGTTTACCAACCCCCACAGACTTTGCAGAGTTTGATTTAAACTGGTATGAAGTACCAGCGTTGGCTCAGGCAGAAATTTATATAGAGGATGATAATAAGGTTTCTGATCGAGAAGGTGTTGTTGTTGGAAAATGGAAAAATGCTCCACAAAGATTTATAAAAGAATTTTCAGATAAGGGTTTTTGTAAAATTATATTCGGGGCTGGTGAAGCAGATATAACAGATTTAAATGAATTTATTGGGTGTAGAGGACAAATAGATAGAATTGGTAAAACGATCAATAATTTATCATTGGGTGAAATACCAAAACCAAGCCAAACAATGTTTATTAAATATAGAGTCGGTGGCGGTACAGCATCCAACATTGGTGTGAATACTTTAACAACTTTAGGTTTGGTAAATGTAATAGTTAACGGTATAGATAGTAATACTAATAGAATTATAAAAGATAGTATTAGTGTTAATAACCCGATTCCCGCTTTAGGAGGTAAAGAGGCCCCATCAGTAGAAGAAATTAGAAATTTAGTTCGTTATAACTTTTCCGCACAAGATAGATGTGTAACAATAAAAGATTACCAAAGTAGGGTACCACTAATGTCAGGAAGATTCGGTGTACCATTTAGAACTGGGGTGTGGGAAGAAAGAAATAAGGTTAATGTGTCTATATTGGCGTTAGATTCTGATAATAAATTAACCACACAAGCAACATCAGCTTTAAAACAAAATATATCAGAATATTTGGCGGACTATAGAATGTTAAATGATTATGTTACAATAAAAAATGGTAGAGTAATCAATATAGGGTTTGAAGTTGATTTATTTATTGAAAAATCAATACCAAAAGGAGATGTAATTAGTAATGTAATAACCACTATTAAAGAATATTTAGATATAAATAAATGGGATATGGGAGATAATATATACCTTTCCCAGTTAGTAGAAAATATTAATAATGTCGGTGGGGTGTTAAATGTTACAGATTTAAGAGTTTTTAATAAAGTTAATGAAAACGCTAGATATTCACTTAATGAAATTGCGCAACCATATATAGATGAAACTACAAGACAGGTAGACTTATTGGGTAAATACACATTATTCGGAGCACCGAATAGTATGTTTGAAATAAAATATCCTAATACGGATATCAAAGTCACAATTTCTACTTCATAGTAATTACTTTTAAAAAAAATAAATTACTTTTATAGAAAAAAATAAAGTTATGGGAT